CAACCTAGTAATCTTACTATGATGAATTCTGATGCAAAATCATTTGAATTAGCAGTTTCTGGAAGTATATATGTATCTGGTAACATAAGTGGTTCAGCAACCTCAACTGGTTCATTTGGTTCATTGGTTGTCTCTGATAAGGTTCAAGGTGATTTAACTTTAGGTGGAAATGTAACTCCATCTGGAAATAATGCTAAAAACTTAGGTGGGGCTTCAAATGTATGGGCAAACATATATGGATATGATATTCATGGAACAAGAAATATAAGTGGCTCATCAACTTCAACTGGTTCGTTTGGTCATGTATATGTAGATGATCATCTTGCAGCTACAACTTTTAGAATTGATGGAAATAAAAGTAGTCAATTTTTAGGAATAATTGACAATGACCAATCTTCAGCAGGTCATGTATTAAAATTAGCAACAGACGGAACTGGTAATGGTACTTATGTCCTTGATATGGAGAATGGTAGTAATACCATGTTCAGAGCAAGAGCTGATGGTAGATTTGCTTTTGGTAATTCCGCGGTCAGTTCAATGGGAGCTGGTACATTTGTTGTAGGTATAGATGGTGGACATACTTCAGATATAGCAATATCAAAAAGGTTACAACATTTAGGGGATGGTGATACATACATAGATTTTGAAACAAACAATATAATTTTTTCTGCCGGCGGAAATCTACTTGATTATAGTACCACAAAACTTAGTGGTTCAGCAGCTACACATTTTACTATGGCACAAATATCCTCAAGTGGAGATGTGGTAGCAGATGGTGATGTTGTAGCATATAATTCATCAGATGAAAGACTTAAAGACAATTTACAAGTTATACAGGGTTCATTAGATAAGATTGGTGAGATTAATGGGTATGAATTTGATTGGAACGAGAAATCACCTGGTTGGGCAAGAGAAAGAGGACACGATGTTGGTGTTGTGGCACAAGAAGTCCAAAAAATATTACCAGAAGTAGTAACAGAGAGAAAAAATGGTTATTTGGGTGTCGATTACAAGAGAATTGTTCCATTATTAATAGAATCAATAAAAGAATTAAAACAAGAAGTCGAAGATCTAAAGAAAAAAGTGAATTAGAGAAATTTACTTAATATTTATATCAAAGGTTAATTAACATAGGAGAAAAAGTTATGGCTAAAAAAGAGACAAAATTCTCAGAAGAAGAATTAAAATCTTTACAAGACCTACAAAACTCATATCAACAAAAACAATTACAATTTGGACAATTAAGAGTTCAAAGATTGTTATTACAACAACAAATTGATGGCTTGGATAATGCTGAGACTCAATTAGAGGCTGAATATGGTGAAATCCAACAAACTGAAAGAAATTTGGTTAAATCGTTGAATGAAAAGTATGGTCCTGGCAATTTAGATCCAGCAACAGGAGTATTTACACCTGTTCCACAAGAATCTGAAGAAACTTCAGAAACTACTTAAAATAATCTCCCCCAGACCAATCGTTTGGGAAATTTATGCTATATTTATAGTAAATTTATAGTCTTGTAAAAGATTAATGTTATTTAAATTATAACACAATAGGAGAAAAAGAATGGCAGAAAGAATCGTATCGCCAGGTGTGTTTACGAGGGAACGAGATTTGTCATTTCTTCCACAAGGTATTGCTGATATAGGAGCATGTATAATAGGACCAACACTTAAAGGTCCTGCTTTTGTGCCAACCCAAATCAGTAATTTTCCTGAGTTTGAAGAAATGTTTGGATCTACAACCAAAGACTTATATACACCTTATGCGGTAGAACAATATTTAAGGAGTGCGGGAACTGTAACGATAGTTCGTGTCCTTAATACAAGTGGATACTCGGTTGATTCACTTGCAATTAAAATAGGATCATCTATAGCAGCACAATATGCTACTGGTTCATTGACTATGACAAGTTCATCTGTTGGTGGAGAGCATGTATTTGGTACTCAAGTAGATGATGAATTACAGATAACAGTTGCTGGAACAGAATATAGATTTATAGCATCAGATCCAGCTGGTGGATTACCAGCAGATAACTCTCCAGTTTGGTTCTTAGCTACAGGATCAAATACTGCAGGGTATTTGGATAATTTAGTTTCTGAAATCAACAACGCTTCAATTGGAGTAACTGCAGTTGATGGAACGACAGCATTACATTTATCTTCATCTGATACGGGAACATCTGGAAATGATATTTCAGTAGATAGTGGTTCTGGAACTACTTTTAGTGATGTGTTATCTCTCGGTGGTGGACTCGCTTCATCTGGTGGTAAAACACTTGCTCTATTAGCTCCATCTCGTGGTGGTGGTGATGGAACCGCAGATTTAGAAGGTAGTTCGATTAGTGGTAATTGGGCATCAGCTTCATTAACATTAAGTGGTAGTAATTGGGGTGCTAAGAGTTTAACATCTTATAGCTATGTATTTGGATTTGATACAGGAAGTACATATGCTTCTTATATCGAAGATGTATTTAGTAAAGATGCACAAGTTCAAAAATCTGGTCAAAATACAGTAGCAGCTTATTTGTATAAGAACTTTAAGTATGAACAAAGTGGTAAATCTTGGGGAGCAACTGATAGTGTATCTGTTGAAGATGGTACATTGAATTTAGCAGTAACATACGCAAATGCTTCAACACCATACATTTTATCACAATTAATTAATGGTTCAAGATATAATTTGTTTAAAGTTCAAGCCCGTGCACACGGTAGTGATGTAAATAACAAATTAAAAATATGTATTTTGAATGTAAAAGCAGCAGGTTCAATTGCAGGTAGTGATTATGGTTCATTCTCATTACAAGTAAGACAGACTGGATTAAATGACAATAACCTAACTAAAGATAATATCTTAGAACAATTTGATGGTTTGAATTTTGATCCAACAAGTCCTAATTACTTCGCAAAACGAATTGGTGATAGATATGTAACAATAGACTCTAATGGTAAACTCACTTACAATGGTGATTGGCCAAATATGTCTAAACATATTTATGTATCTGATTTCACAGACATAGCAGAAAAAGCAAGTCCAGTTAGTGTAGTTCCAATGGGACATGCATCAATCAATAATCCATTTGGTAGTGATGATTCAACTGTTCCAGCTTGGGCATTTAAGACATCACAATCAAATGCACAGAATGAATTTGATGCTAATGAATTCTTTGGACATGATTACTCAAACGCAGATGCTGAACAATACTTAGCACCAAATAATTCATTTGGAAATGGTGCACATACTACTATGAGTATTGAGGACTTCAATGGTAGTGATGACGCTTCCGCTCTCGGAACTACTTACTCTGCAGGTAATGAAAAGGTAACACTTTCATTATCTCATATTAAACAGAGAAAGTTCGTTGTTCCTATACAGGGTGGGTTTGATAGTATAAATCCAGCAACACCAAAGTATACAGGAGCGAGTATTGTTAATACGAATACACAAGGGTTTGATATTTCAACCTCATCAACTGGTGGTACTACAGCTTATAAGAAAGCTATAAATGCTATTAGTAACGCTGATGAATTTGATATCAATATGTTAGTAACACCTGGTATAATTCACGGATTACATAGTAGTGTAACCAATCACGCAATATCAAAGATGGAAGCAAGAGGAGATGCTTTTTATATCTTAGATTGTGTGAAACATGGTGATACAATAGCAACTGCAACTGCAGCAATAGAAGCACTTGATACTAACTACGCAGCAACCTATTATCCTTGGGTAAAGATTGTAGATAGAAATACAAACTTACCTGTATGGGTTCCGCCATCAGTAGTATTAGCTGGTACAATCGCGTTTACCGATAAGGTAGCTCACGAATGGTTCGCACCAGCTGGTCTGAATCGTGGTGGTTTAACTACGGTATTAGAAGCACAAACAAGATTGACTCACTCTGAAAGAGATGAACTTTATGAAGATAGAGTTAATCCAATCGCTTCATTCCCAGGTCAAGGTGTGTGTGTTTGGGGACAAAAGACCTTACAAGGTCGTCCATCAGCACTCGACAGAGTTAATGTTCGTAGATTGTTGATTAGATTGAAGAAATTCATCGCATCATCAAGTAGGTATTTAGTATTCGAACAAAATACAGCTGGAACAAGGAATAGATTCCTTAACATAGTGAATCCGTTCTTAGAATCAGTACAATCAAATAGTGGTCTATCTGCATTTAGAGTAGTAATGGATGATTCCAATAATACTCCAGAAGTGGTTGATAGAAATCAACTTGTTGGTCAGATATTTATCCAACCAACACGGACTGCTGAATTTATTGTATTGGACTTCGTTGTTCAACCTACAGGAGCAGCATTTCCTGAATAAGTTTAATCAATAGATTAACAAACGAAAAGCCCCTCTTTTTTGAGGGGTTTTTTGTTGCCCGATATATTTATATATGAAGATAGTATAAAACTTCTATAAAACTATGAAAAATGTATATGACGATTTTTCATAAATTTGATATTTATAGTTGAGAAAAAAATTTATTGGAGATTAAAGATGCCAGATTTATTAGATCCTTCTGAAATAATGTTCACACCGTTTGAACCGAAAACAAAAAATCGGTACATCATGTATATTGAGGGAATACCAGCTTATCTTATTAAGACAGCTAACAGACCTACTATTGCTTTTGAAACTATTGAACTTGACCACATCAATGTAAAGAGATATATCAAAGGTAAAGGTGCATGGGAAGAATTAGAAATTACACTTTATGATCCTGTTGTTCCATCAGCAGCACAAGCAGTTATGGAATGGGTTCGTTTATCCCACGAATC